CTATCTCAACGACCCATTCAGGGGCGTCATCCTTGCGGATGTAGAAATAACCGTCAGGCATTCGGGAAGCGTCGCATTTCTTTATTGAGAAACTGTTAACGCCTGTCTGTGCTATGGTTTGAACAGTCATATTAGTACTCCCATACTTTTATGATTAGGGCCTATGCGCCAACATAGGCCCGATTAAATTAACTTAATTGATCAATTTTGCTTAGGATCTTTTGTACTTGTTGGGCACTTAAATGGCCGATAACGTCGCTAGTGATGGGTGTATCATATGTGATGACATCACCATACAAAACGGCTAACTCCCACTTATGGCCTTTACTGCCATATGATCCCTCATGGCATATAACCGACGCGCCATAGTTATTTTCAAACCTATATACGCGTTGGATCCCGCCTAGTAATTCATGTTCCTCTGCTGGTGTATATGAAACTGTCATATCTAAACTCCCTATTTGAATCTAAAAACTAACTTGTGGGAATTGTATCATAGTCTTTTGGTATATGTCAACAATAAAGTAGCATGAATTGCATGGTATTTATAAATCAGTCATAAATTGATAAAATCCATGCATGAAAAAAGACGAACTAACAGAAAAGCAGCAAGTGTTTGTTAAGGAATATGTTAACAATGGCGGAAATGGCAGTCAGGCGTACATAGCGGCTGGATATAGCGCAAGTAGCGACAATGTTGTTAATGCTGCTGCGTCGAGGATGTTAAGACTTAACAAGATCTCAACACAAATTGCACGATTACAGACGCAAGCCCTGGTTAAAAAGCAGAAACAAGCCGACAAACTAGAGGTAACGCAGGACTGGTTGATCACGCAGCTAGCGCAAACTGTTAGCGATGCAAGAGCGGCGAATCAGCATTCAACAGCTATGCAATCTATCGTTCATATCGGCAAGCTCTTAGGCCTATATGTCGACAAACGTGAAATAAGCGCATCGCTATCAGTAGACAGCACACTCACACAACTGGACACCGCACACTTGCTGCAGGCATTGAAGGAAGCACGACCTGCACAGTCTGGGGACACCATCGACGCCGACTATAGAGAAATTTCTTAACAACAATTATTCCTAGCAGCAGCGGCGGCGGCTGCGAGCGGCGGCATGGCGGGAACATTGCACTAGCCTACTCGAAAGTTTTTTGGGAGTCCCTTATTTTTGCACTAGCATAGTCACCCGCGACCGCACCGGCGGGGATGAGGGGGGGAGATACAATTCGCGCCCAAAAATCCCAGCATTTCGCATCCTTTCCTTAGATGCTTGGAGTCCCTGTGGGGATCTGGGTTGTTGTTGTTGTGCAAGGTACCGTTACAATGACGGTTTAGGCATAACGGTAATAACGCTTTAGCTACGAATGCGTTAAAACCGTTATAGCTAATAACGCTAATAACGGTTTGTGACTAAGCGTTATATGCTTTACGAGTACTCTTATAGGGTCGTTATTATATATATCTAAAGATATAATAACGGTCTTTCTTTCTTTTGGTTCTTTTCTTTCTTTCGGGGGTGTCAGGGATGAGAAATTTGCCATGACAACATCAATGCCCGCCCATAACTGCAAAGCACACTGAGGGGAAAATTTGTTATTTATATATGAGATGGGGTATTTTAATATAGAAGGCGCGGGTATTCGGTTTTCACCCCTCCTTGTTTGGAACTAACTTAACCGATACCGGGTACAACAAATCCGCGTCTTCTCATTCAGGAGTTTCATATGCCTAAAGGTGTTGGATACGGGAAAAAGAAAAAGTTAAAGCCTAAAAAAAGGCGTAGATAGTGGCGACGGCCAGTCTGCCTGAAAAGCACAGGGAAGAGGCTGTACGGAGGATAGAGAAGGAGTTTGCGCGGAGGAATTTCGTCTCTCCTGACGGTGAGCAGCCTGATTTCCTTGACCATGTGAAGATCCTTGAGAGGAGCCAGCTTCATTCAGGGGTGTCTGGTGGTGCGATACCGTTCCAGAAATGGCCTTACCTCCTTGAACTTGCTAAGTCCATGATAGATAACAGGCTTGTTACCGTGTTAAAGGCACGGCAGCTTGGTTTCTCGTGGACAACTGCCGCGTACGCTGCGTGGTTGCTGACGTTCAGCCCTGGCACGAACGTGCTGATGATATCTAAAGGGCAGACGGAGGCATATTCTTTACTTGACAAGGTGAGGTTCATACTTAAAAACCTGCCGGCAGAGTGGCAGATGCCCTTATCGCCCGATGCGAGAGGTGAGATAGGCATACCGTCCTACGATTCAAAGGTTGTGGCGCTGCCAAGCACGGAAGATGCAGGCCGTTCAGAGACAGCTTCAGTGGTAATACAGGACGAAGCGGACTTTCATGAGTACCATGCGCAGAACTACGCTGCTGTAAAGCCCACCGTTGACGCGGGCGGGCAGATGATCATGGGTTCCACGTCCAATAAAAGGGAAATGAGTTCCCTCTTTAAAGAGATATACAGGAACGCACCCGATAACGGGTGGAATAAGCTGTTTGTGCCGTGGCACGCAAGACCAGGCAGGACAGATCAGTGGTACGCAGGTGTGAAAGACACCGTTCCCGCTATCGAACTTGCAGGGATGAGTCCCGAACAGTTCATGGAACAGGAATATCCAGGCGAGGAACTCGAAGCTTTAGCCCCTCCAAGGGCGCAAAGCATATTTGATAGAGACATGATCGCTGGCATGGCTGACGACTGCACCAACCCCATACGCTCAGTCGGCCCTGCCAGCATATACCAGGAACCTAGAGCGGCAAGAAGGTACGTTGCAGGCACGGACGTTGCCTCCGGAGTGGGCATGGACTACTCCGTTACCGTAGTTGTGGACGTTAATTCCGGCTACGTGGTTGCAGATCTCGTAACGAACACCATGCAGCCGGAGGATTTCGCAACAGCATCGGCAGAGATGCTCGACGTGTACCATAATCCTGACTGGGGTATCGAGAATAACTTCTCCGATACGGCCCTCACAACGGTACGTAACTTAAACTACCCGCGCCTCTACAGGAGAAGGGTGGGCAGGGGTAAGCAGATGAGACGTGATTACGGCTGGAGAACAGACCGTATGAGCAGGCAGCAGCTATTCGACGAACTCAGGGCGTCCTTTAACGCAGGACACCTCACCATACCGAATAAGTACGGACTGGATGAGTTCTCAACGATAATAGCGGCACCTGGAGAAAAACCGCAGGCAATGGGGGGAGCGCACGACGATTACGTCATGGCACTCGGCATTGCGCTGATGGTAAAGAACGAACGGGGTATAGTGAATAATGCGAAGATAATACGAATGCCCGCATTCGCATAAGTAAAACAGGAAATATTTATGGCTGATCTAAGGGAAAGACCCGATGTGGACACGATTATCCGCTTCCGCACCAAGATGGGGGAGCTGTGGTCAAAAGCCCACGAGGAGTTCCGTGATAACGACTCCTACTACGAGAGAAGGTTCAAGGTGTGGTCAGGCAACTACGAGGGTAGACCCATATTCTATGACTCCACCCCCACCCACCTTGTAAACCATGCCGTAGATACGATGATGAGCTTCTCTCCCCGCATCCACAGGGAACCCGTGGGAGATACCGAGCAGCATAAACAGGACGCGACAAACCTCGAACATGGACTGAAAGCAGTCATGGACGATGCCGCGCTCTACGAACCCACCCTGCCGTGGAAGATGGTGGCACAGTACCTCATTGCACACGGCTATGCAGTTGTTGAAGCACCCGTGCTGACAGGACTCGCAGACAGACCTTCCGCTCCCGTGGAGGGAGACTACGAGGATGAAGACGAGTTCAGCGCCGCAAAGACGATATACAGGGCCAATAGAAAATCATTTAACCCGATGCGGATAAGAGTCCCTCACCCTTCATCGGTACTGATGAACCCCCGTGAGAAGATCCCGACAATGGCGGTCAAGACCTCCAAGATCACGGCGCAGGAACTGTACGAACAGTCAGTTATGAAAAAGAAACGGCAGAGAAGACGCTATGCCGATATATTCGACATGGGTGATAGAGACCCGTGGGACGAGGTGGAGACATGGGACTACTGGACACCGTACTGGCACGTAAAACTTGTCGCCAACCCTATGCCGCCCTACGGCACTCCGGCCTCAAGATCGGCAACACCGATCTGGATGGAGAAGAATACGTGGGGCTTCGTCCCTTTTGTTCACGCCTTCAGCGGATGGGGCATGGACATAGGAGACAGGGGAGGAGATCCGAGCAATTTCGCACACGGTATCCTCACCTCTAACAAGGAAACGATCAGGAAGAGGACGCAGGAAATTTCCGCGTTCCACCAGATACTGCTGAGATTCGCCTTTGCTCCTATGGGAACATCACGAGATCCGATGACCCTCGCACAGGCAATATCCAACGAGGGAATACTGGAAGGAGACCTCGGTGACTACTGGGTGATGAACACACCCGACGTGCCAGGATGGGCCTTGCAGCTCCGCTCACAGACAGACTCAACCCTCGAACTCGGCACCTACTCGTCAGCACTCGCAGGAGTGAGACAGGCAGGAGTCACAACCGTGGGACAGCAGGCAATTCTCAACACGGCAGGTATGCGCACGTTCTCAGCGCCGGCATTGCAGAGGGAACACATGGCCTCCATCGTGGGATCACGGATCCTGCAAATGGTGGACACGGTGTCGGAACTTTCTGACGGTATCGGCGCAGACGGCAAGAACCTGCGTAAAAGTGAGATACATAATGTCTACAGCATACAGGTAGCGTTCCCACACGCGGAACCAGTCATGGAGATGCAGCTAAGACAGATGGCCATGAGCGAGTACGGCGCAGGACTCATCGACCCGATGACCTACTACGAGACCGCAGGCTACGAGAACGGCTCCGAGATAAAACAGAGGCTCATCGAGGAAGCAGTCAGGAACCTGCCGGCAGTGAGGGAAAGGATCGAGACGCTTGTTGCACAGCAGATGGGACTCGTTGACGAGGAAAACGCAGGAGCCGCGGCAGAACAGATAGCCGCAAGGCAACAGGCTATGGCCCCGCAGATTCCAGGCGTTAACGGTGCTGGAGGAGCAGCCCCGATGGGTAGCCCGACCGGAGACTTAATGGGTGGCCCGACACCAGGGCCGGGAGGCGCAGGGCCGGCAGACATTAACACTGCATTAACACCCGATACATTCACACCTGAGAGGATAGACCTTGCCCGCTAACAACCCGTTTTCAGACGCAATAGCAGCAGTAACACAGGAATATGAACGCCTGACAGATGACGCTGATAAAAAGAAAACGCCGCCTATGCAGGGACGTAAAGTATCTGCACCTGGAGCTTCAACGCTTTCTAATTTCATGCAGCAGAAGAGAATAACCCCTCCATCAGATAAAAGACTAAAGCATTTCAGGCAGCGCTATGTCACATAAACCAGGACATTTCGATTCCGTTGAGAATGGCGGCTATCTTATAGATAGCGCGTTGAGTGAAAAAGAATGGGATCTTCTGATTAGTGGAAAGTTTGGTTCCAAGAACCGCTCTCAATGGAGATATATTGTTCCTCCAGGGAAAAAATACGGAGTCTTCATAGTTCCGGCAGTCCCAATGAAAAATGAATCTATTGAAACCGTTATGGCACTTTCTGAAGATGAAAGAGATCTTGAGGCTGAGAGAGAACTGAATAAACACGTATATACTCATAAGCAACTAGATATCTGGAACACGAAACTAAACCCACCGGATAAGCTGAAAAGCTTTGACGATATATTTGATGTGATAACAGTAGACGACCTGAACGGATTAAATGCCATAATGGGAAGAGGCCCAACTCCAATCCCTGTCAATGACTGGTCACTGGACGAGTTTAAGTTAGAGATTGAAGATCTTGGCCTTGATCAGATTGGGCTTGACCAACGCTATCTTGATGGTGAAGAAGAAATCACAGGAGCGGTTCTTGAACTTAAACGCGTTGAACTAGCAAATAAGACTTTCAAAGCTTATGACGACAGGACTGAAGAAGACCTTGATTTTCTAAAAGCTGATGTTGTTGATGAAATGATAGCAACGCAGGGCTACACGGAAGAAGCCAGGACAGGTCTCACGCAAATGGTTGATGCCTATATGTTTTTTAACATGGACATCAATCCCAATACGAACAAACTTATGCAACTGGAAAGACGCGATATCCGTGAAGGCATCTTTTTGAATCCATATTACTCCATTGGGATTGACTATCTTGAAGATGTTACAAATAACCTAAATGTGTCACCTGATGTAATGACCCGACGTGACTTTATATGGGCAGCCGTAGAGTCAGGAATAGATAGTGGGAGGGTGAGTCCAGAGGTTAAAACAATGCTGCTGTTTGCCGGACGATATGGAATTGAGGATATGCCTACGGAAGGGATGACCAGGGCAAAACAGCAACAGGCAGCAGAGCAGTTATTAATATCTTTAAACCTTGCGGAACGGGATGAAGAAGGAACAGTAATTTGGGACGATTCATTAACACAGATATACGGACAGGGAGTCAGGGAAGGTTATCCTTACTTAGCAATCCATATTGCAGAAAACATATCTGAAGAGTGGTTTAGAAAATTAGATGACAACCTTGAACCTTACTATGACAACATGCGTGAGGAAGACAATAGCCCGCAAAAGGTTCTTGATGAGCTGGCGAATAAGACTCGTACAGGTGATGTCAAGCGAGATCCGGCAGACATATACGCCATAGTTGGATTTAGTGCGCTGGAAGACAAGGACATGTACCAGGACTTTTTAGACTTTAACTGGGATTACAACAAGTCTGCTGAATCAAACCTTATCGACTATCTCAATACTACAGAATTTACGGGGCCGAATGGTCTTCCCTTTACATATGACCTTAATAAGGCTGCGTCCTGGTTGCAGTTTGAGGGAGACGGCAGGTTTATTGAGGATGACATTATAAAAGCAGCACGGAAGGCAAGAACTGCTGCTATAGATCAATATACAGCAACCCGCCCAAACACCTATGGGGAACTCTATCAGGAACAACTTGATGCGGGAGAAGTTAGTATTCACACTGCGTACAACATGTTTAAGTTCTTTAGAGGGGGGATAGGGGAGAACGCAGAGATTCTTACAAATAGTATATTCCAACAGGTCTCGGCTGAAGAAACTGCCCAGTGGAAAGAAGATATTGCTACGTCATGGAAAAAGCGTGAAGCGCATGCGATTGAATATCTCAAGCAATTTCAGCAGATTGAGAATAATGGTGGACATACACAGAGAGATATAGATGCAATAAAAGACAAAATAACACTTGGTAAGTACAGCTCATTTAATGACATGTTGAATGATGAAGCCCTTGGGCAGGCTGTGCTTGCACGATGGCAAGAGAACCAGACACTCGCTTTTATAGATCCAACAGAATATGAGAATTTCGATAAGACCTCGGCACTTCTTGAGAAGATTGCCAAGACGGGCGCACGAGGACAGGATGAATACCTAGGATGGCAGAACGCCAAGGCAGAAGATAAAGCCGCTCTTTATGATTTGCTTTCCCAGAACCAGTATGAATCACAGCATGCAGCACTCAATGACCCTGAGTTCCGTTCAGCAATGGGACAGGTAATGCAGGCCGGATACGGCAACTATGAAGCATCAGCATTTTCAACGTATCAAGGCAAGCTGACAGGCAATATAACTTCAAGGTTTCGTGATCTGGGAATCATAAATGCCAATACAAGTTCTGAATTTTATGATTTCTTAAATACCAACATCATTCCTGATATTAAGTTGCAGGCTGAGATGGCTGGAATTCAAAGTGATGCGACACTTGAAGTATTAATTTCAAATATAGTTGGAAATTCACAGGCGGAGTACGATGCATTTGTGAGGCAGATGGATTCTTCCACTCCACCAGCCGCACCAGGTATGCCTAAAGGAATACCATCACAACCTATACGACGACAACCAGCACCGGAACCAGCTCCAGTATTCGATCTAACAGGCATGACACCAGCGCTGCTTGAGATAGCTGAAGAGAGACCCGAATACGCTACATGGCTACAGGGCCAGATGGACTCATCCACACCGGAGGGACAGGCATTTCAGCAAGCATGGGATGAAGCAAGCAGGCCTACCCCTGCACCGTTCGATGAAGAACAGTATGAAAGAGAGACAGGCCTTACTGAGGAACAGAAAGCAGAAGGGTTCACAAGGCCACCTATAGGTTACAAACCTTATGCAGAAGAAGCTGCAAAAAAGAGATGGGAAGGATTACCGGATATAGATCTCGATTTTCCTACTGCACCTGAAGGAACTGAGCCTTTTGATGTTGATAAGTTTACAGCCGCTGCAAAGTCAGCCGCTTATGAGGCTACTCCAGCAGCAGCCCGTGAACGTGCCACCGGAGTACCTACTCCAGGTATGACACAACAAGAGTTCTTTGAAAGCAGGCTGCCAGGATTTGAGGATCAGTTCAAGCTGACAAGAGAGTTCCAGATAGCTGAGAACAGGAGACTTGCAGACAGGCGCAGGCTTCTTGCAACTGGCAGGGGTGGCGGCGGCAGGGCATTCTCTGTATTCAGAAGAGGTAGAAGATAATGACAAAAGGAATAAATTTCTTCTCCCTGACAGGAGACGACGACATAACCGTTCAAGAGTCGCATGACTACTTTGAGGGACTGCCAGGATTCAAACATGTAGCAGAACAAATAAAAGAAAGAGATCCGTTGGGGGCAAGAGGCATTGATCTTAATATCGCAAAGCTGCGTGAAAGCGATAAATTTTATCAACAGAAGGCTAATGCAGCGTGGTTTGAGACACTATCAGAACGGCCTGCATTGTTTGAAAATTATGAGAACGAATCCCCAAAGGTACAGAAGTACCTTCGCGATACCTTTGGGTTTGATCCTGAATCAGAGGCTGCAAGAGTTGGGGATCTACAGAAAAGATTTGAAGCAGGGGAAACTTTAGGCTCTCCAATGGGGCCAGAATGGACGCCAGGTGCGCCTGTAGACCCAGAGCTTAAAAACCCGTATGCCCCTACTATGTTTGATGCCTTGTCTGCTGAAGCAGAGTTTTTTAACTACGGTTTAAACAAAGGCCTAACGTGGGGAGAAGAAAATATACCTCACTTCGATAAGTTTCAATGGACAGCCCACGCTTTTGCTTGGCCGTTGTTTGATACCTATCAAAAATACGCACCCCCGTTAGAGATAATGTCAGAACTTGTTGACGCAGAAACTGAATGGGATGTGGATCTTACCGTGCGAGAAAAGATCTGGGGTGCTGCAATTATTAACCAGAACAGTCCGTGGCAGCGTCAGCTTATGACTGGTATTGTTGTGCCTTCCAATGTTGTTGGGTTGCCAGCTTTCAAGGGTGTGGTTGGAGTTACTAAGGCGGGAATAAAGGCCATTCCGGCTATTACCAAAACCGCAAAGGCTGCACTGGAGATAGACAATATTGTACAGATAGGTAATAACGTGCCTGCTGTTTTTTCCAAGTTGCCTAAAGCATGGAACGCTATCAGGACGGCCAGGGCCGATACTATCAGCCAGATATTTAATAGGCCGATAACAATTCCAGGTGCAGTAGACGATGCTTTATTTGAGGCAGATCTTAGGTTGTGGATAAGTATGCCTGATAACGAGGTCTTGCATATGGAGGGATTCACAAAGCTCGTAGCTGATCTTGGTGTTGATGCAACCCAGGGTGGGGCAGCTATGGTAGAGCTTCAAAACTCCTTGAACAGGCTGGTAAATCTTAACCTTATAGGCAAAGCTGCTGATGGCTCTTTCTTCAAGAAAGCAACAGCAGGAAGTCCAGAGGCAAGAGAAATACTTGGACGCTGGGGAAATACTATAGGGATTGAGGGAGCTTCTGATACCGCGCTTGTAGTCTCGCCGCCAAGCGTAAAGTCTGTTGTAGACACGATTATAACTCTTGAGACTCCGATTATGAGATTTGTTGCAAAGTCGCTTGGGATAAACCCGTCAGCAGCAGCAATGACAGCAATAGAAAAACTGGTTCTTGCTGGTGCAAGGATTAGAGGGATGACGGGGGAGCTGGCAGAGATAGCTTTGCAGGTAGGCCTAGACGTGCATATGTCAAAGTGGATTAAGAATCCTGTAAGTGCTGTTGTTGGCCCTGAAAGAATACCTATGCCAAACTGGGGCAAGATACCTGTTTCGACAGACAAGGACGGGATAGTAAAGGACACCGGATATCACTGGATGGATGTCTTTGCCAATCCAAAGGCTTTCAAGCAGTTTTTAAGTGACGCTGGTCTTGAATATATTGAGTGGTATAACAAGATAACTGACCAGATGGAAAATTTACGGATTGCTCATGGATTAAATCCCTTATCTGTAGACAGAAATGGACTCTACTATGTTCCAAGGATAACTATATCTATTGATGATCTAACCCTGTTGAAAAAATCTGATTACCATAAGGAAAGGCAATACACTTATGCTACCGACGCGTTAATGGGAACATGGGATGAAAAGGCAGGAAAGTTTATTGATCGAGTTACCTATGAAATTGATCCGCGAGCAAACCTGAAGATTCATTTACAGGCTACATACGATGAAATTATCCGACAAGATATGGCAGAGGAGCTAATCGCGTCTGGCCTTGGGCTAACAAGAAAAGAAATAATAAAAAAGATTAACCCTAAAGTATACACAGAGTTTGTTGACCAGTTTAACGTATATAAAGCTGCGAAAGATAAGGTCAAACAGTTACGGTTACAGTTGCCATCTGCGTATACCGCAACAACAAAGACTACCTTAAACAAGGCACTGGCAGACGCAGAAAAAGTCATGCAAACAGCATGGGAAAATCTACGACAAAAAAAGAACGCATATGTGGTAGCTAAACGAAGAATAACAGAGGATGGGATTCTTCCTGAAAGCCTGTGGGGAGATACTGTTACTACAGGAAAGATAGATATAGGGGTGTGGCGTAACAGGATATATAAACTGGACGATTATGAAGCTCTTGAGAATGGCATCGGCAAACTTATAGGAGACACCAACACATTTATTAAGGTCATGGGTAATTATGGGAATACGGTAAGGTGGCTAAGTGCTAACGTAGACTTTGGCGCTCCTTTAATACATGGATTTCCGACTCTTACTAGACATCCTTGGATATGGACAAAAGCAACTATAAAACATTTCCAGGCATGGCTTGATCCCGCAGTACAGGCAAGATTTGTTGCAGGCAGGATTAAGACTTTTCAGAAAATGGCTACTCACGGTGTTCCTGTTGGCGATATTGAAATGTTTGCAGCTATGAAGAGGGGACAGGGAATACCATTTGGAGCGCCGTTCACATTTGTCCCTGATAAAATTGGAGGAAAGATTTTAGGGCATGTGATTGGTGAGGGAGCTGAAAGCCCAACAGGATTAGAGCTTAGTCATCTTGACACGATACTTCTTGGTGTTGGGAAAACAGGTAAAGCAGTGAGCGGTGCTTCACAAGAAGCAGTTAACCAGACATTTGGACGATTTCAGTCCAGTTATAACATGTTACTTACCATGTCTCGTGCATTAGTGTGGGAGTCACTGGAAGAAACATTCACAACGAGTACACGTTCAGGCAACAATCTTTGGGAGTTGGGCGCTTATATTCGCAACCTGACCGGAGCGCTAGACACTGCCGCTCTGGGAGTAGGAAAGAACATGAGATCATTAGAAGGTTTCTGGATGGCTTTTTCTCCAAGATTATTTAGATCTACTGTTGCTTTGGTTAGTGATGCAATTAGATTTGCAGTGGCAGAAACAGCAGGTAGGGCTGTGGGTGGAACTGGAGCTTCTGTAAGACAGACACAGTCTGCTAAAACTATCGCAAATGTCATAGTAGCAGCTCATGGTCTTTACTTAACTGCGGCAATAGCAAGAGGTGTACAACAGGGGCATTCTGTAGAACGGATAAGAGACGATATACGAGTAAGCATGAACCCTACAAGTGGCAAGAAGTATCTATCCGTACTTATAGATGGCCAGTGGTACGGGGTAGGTGGACAGATTAGAGCGCTTACTCAACTACTTGGAGGACTAATAAGCACACTGGCTCCAGGTGGTCAGAAAATACAGGACATGCTGACGTTACATTCGGATAATCCGTTCGTACAATTTATGGGGTCTAGAGGAGCGGTTGGAGTTAGAACTGCACAGACAATAGCAGAAGGAATTGGAGGGCAGGAGGGAGATCCTGATGATCCTGAGATGCAATGGTCTAAATTTGACACTCTTAAATTTGACAACGTAGATTCAGTGCCTGACATTATATATCATTCGGCAGACGCATCGGCTCCGTTCGTTGCTCAAGGCCTCATGGAGGGTGACACTGTTCCGGGAGCAATAGCAGGAGCGGGAGGATTGCGGTCAAGTCCAATGACTGCTGGTGACGAGGCGATGGAAATGATTAAAGATGCTTATTATAAGATGAGTCCAGAAGAACTGGCAGAATATGGTCACTCTAAGGGCGAGTGGGCTGGGAATTTGTCTCCGTCTGATCTATGGGACTTCACAACTGCCGACGGTTTTCCAAGACATAAAAAAGATATCAGTAGCGCCCTCTTAAATAAGATCATGCTAGACAACCCTGAAATCAGAGAGGCCATGAACAGACAGGCTGAAGAGCTGAAAGAGTCTGGTTCTCAATCAGGTATCTACAAGATTCAAAAACAAGAAGACCGGACAAAGAGAGACGACGCAATATTTACGAGCCTTCAGGAAAAAGGGGTAGGTTGGCAACTTAGAGATGCTATACAGAATAACTTTAAAGAATACGCTCTAGATTCAAGAGAGACAGAGACACGGCATGAGGGAATGATTGCAGAATGGGAGGAAGGAGACGATATAAACAACGCTTTTAACAGGGCGCTGGATGGTTACTGGGAATTTATGACCTTGGATCAGGATGGCAGTCATCCTCCCATGATAGATTCAACATCTCGTGAATATAACTTTAATGAAAGAGACAGGCGTATCAAGGTTCTTGAAAACGATCCTGATATAGGGCCGCACATGGGACATATTGAAGATTTGAAGTACGCATCAGCAAAACCAGAAGTACGAATATTGTTGAAGGAGTACGACAACGATATAGATTTGATTCGACCATACTGGGAATTAAGAGATGACTTAATTGCATCCAAAAATTTTGAGGATAAGTGGCTTATTTATACTAAAGATCCTCATGCAATAGCCAATAAAGATGCCTACAAAAAAGGTGCTGTACCAGATACAGGTTGGACAGATCAAGACGCAAAGAATGCTGGAATAATTGAAACTATTGTTAGAAATTCACAAGAAGAGCTACTAAAAGGAACGGGTAAGTACAAAGACAAAAAAACAGAAGGTGCTATCACTACGTTGCTTTTAGTTAAGTGGGGTTATAAGTCTCCAGGTAGTGCAACAGGTCTGGCCAAGACTCTTATTACCAGTATAAAAATAAAAAATGGCCCCATAATAGGGTCAGCTACCTTAAACCCAGAAACTTTACGTGAAGATATTAACGAGGCTATACGTACTTTAGATCCTACGTATCTTCAAGAATTTGAGCCTCAATTAACACGATAATGAATAAGAATTTTGACAAAGAAAAAACTTTGGCTCTAAACTAACAGTAACTGTGAGGTAAGAAATGACGTTACAGAATGGAGTGGGGGGATTTGATAGCCCGCCACAACAACCAGAAGCAAACGGTACAGGCGAACTTGCCCCTGAAGCTGACGCAGCTAACGGCCCCGCGACCTTATCCCCGTCAGCATCAGATGAGCAACCCCCTACTATCGAGGCTCTGCAAGCGCAAGTGACAGAGATGAAAGAACAGGCAGCAAAAAGAGAAAACGACTACAAGTCACTTGAAGGACGTTTTCACAGCCTGAACAGAGAGACCACTCAAAACAATGATCTCTCTGACAAGGTGGAAACGCTTGTTGATGTTGTACAGGCGCTGGTACGTCGTGATGGATCGCAAGACCCTGAAGCATTCGTGGAAGACCTTCAGAAGGTAGAATCAAATGCCGCTGACAGGAGAGCCACGAACAGTTTTCAGGCAGCGACCCAGAGTATGATCGGAGAGATCACAGAGACAATGGATGAGCTGGGACTGAATATAGAAACAGCTCCTGAACTTGCCGCTTTCCGAGATTTGTGGGCGCCTGCATTTGAAAGCAAGGATATGAGTGGTATTTATGCTGCCCATGCCGAGTTCAATCGTGCAGTGCGCCAGCTAGAACGGGGCCGTCGCCTGCAACAGCAGGACGAGTTAACCAGGGAAACAGAGGCAAAGGTAAAGCAGGCTCTTGAGGAGCATGGAGTAAATACGCTGGATCTCGATTCATCGTCATCTATTCCTTCTTCCATGAACGGCAATCAGCTTCTGGAACGCATGGGTAACTCTGATGTTTCTGTCTCAAGAGATGAAATAGCACAAGCGGCTGACGTGTTGAGAAAACAGGGAATCCGCATATAGGGATAAGGAGTTAGTGAAATGGCTGTAGGAAATACAGTAACCGATTCACTGGCTGATTCGATTCCCACGATGATTGCTTCCGCAAGAATCGTGAGAGAATTTGCCGGTGTCATGCCTAACCTCGTCGATAGGCAAAGACTCGACGAAAATACGGGAACGATCTGGAATGAAGTTTCAATGTCGAAACTCAGCGCACAGGCCGTTACTGAAAATACTGAACTGGACAACCCGCAACAGATGGAAGACACGCTCTTCTCAATCACCCCCACGGTTATCGGTGTTCACACCGTCATAACTGACAGGGTTGCCTTGAGAATAAGCGCCAACGCCTATGCTCAGACGGGTTCTCTTGCTCAGAA